CTAAAGTAATTCTGTATATTCTCTTATTGAATCAATATTATCTTCAATATAACTCAATGTAACTTTGACATCTTTATGTCCTAGTAATTGTTTGGCTATATATAGGTTTTCAGGTTTTTTCATTAGATTTGTTGCTGCTGTATGCCTAAATCTGTGAGGGGAGCTAATAATTCCCGTATATTTTGAAATAACTTTGAAGATATAGCTCACCTGGTCATTGGTCATTTTCTCTCCCTTTCGTTTAACAGCATTTGAAAATAAATTAATGTTAAATAGTTGAGATTCTACAGGCTGATTCAATTTACTTAGTTCAGTTAATAATTTCTTTAGATAAGGATAAAGTGTAGTTGATATAGGAAGTATATGATACTCGTGATTTTTATTTATCTCAGATGGAATATGAATAACTTGATTCAGCAAATCTACATCTTTAATCCTTAATTTATTTAACTGAGAGCGTCGAATTGCCGTATAGCGGAAAGTCATAATTATGGTTTTAGTAAACCATAATGGGCGAAGAATAGAAGGAAGATGCTTTGATTCAGTGATCCCAAAGCTAAGTTTTTTTAAATCTGAAGAAGTATATACTTTCCTTTTCTTCTTTCCTTCTCTAATGAACAAACCATCGAAAGGGTTCTTTGTAAATGGAAGGAGTTGTTTTTCAATTCCAAATTTGAAAATAGTCTTTAGCTGACGAATATAGCTATTCCAAGTCACTTCAATGATAGATTGTCCAACAACTCTCTTTCTCCATTGGAGTATTAATGAGTCTGATATTTCATCAGGATATTGAATACTACAATTTTTCTGTAATTGTCTAATTGCTTTTTCATAGCTTTTAATAGTATCTATACGTAAATGACGGTATAAAAAAAATTACTAAGTAACATATCAAATGTGGTTCTATTCACTTTCATTTTCCTCAATAAGTGATAAATGCAAATTATCAATTGGAATTCTATTACCGAAAAAATAGTCGGTTTTATCAATCAAATACCCAATCAATTGAGAGGTTCTTCTTGGGCCAATAACCTTACAGCGCCAAAAATTAATACTATCATTGTTTGATTGACGGTATTTCTTGTGTAATTTAAGGTCTTGGAAACTATATTGCAAATTTTCGATATCTTTTTTAGTAAAGTTGGTAATGCCCTTACTATTGAAAAAGAGCTGAAAGATTCCAGGTGTTACAAGGAAAAGTTTGCCTTTGACTATATGTAATTTAGCATTTGAATTATTAATAGTTAGGGTATTCCCGATAATTCCGGATTTTAGCCATTCAACAAAAATCTCTCCTGAGACAGCCTCAGTTTCCTTTGTATCATCACCCACTGTTATAGATGGGGTAGAGGCGATTTTATTTATTTCGCTTTCTTGAGATGTTTTTTTATCAGTAGAGTCTTGAGATTCTTCTACAGGTGAAAATAAATTCATTACCAAATCAGTCATATCCGTCTCGGTTTCTGAGTTTTGGGTATTGATTTGAGTGTTTTGAGAGGATGTATTTTCAGACAAATCCGGTTTATTCAGTGCGCCTGTTATTGCAGGAAGCTGCATTTCAGATTCCATAATCACTGAATTTTCTTCTTTAGTATCTTCAGCTGAATTTAATTGTTCTTCATTTTCAATATCGACTCGACCTAAAAATATACCTGGTCTGTCATTAAGATTTTCCCAAGCTACTTCCGGTTTAATTCTGAGTAAAGAAAATGCTTTAGGTGGGCACCAGCCTGAATCAGCTTTAATTCGACAATGCCAAATTGCTGTACCATCATTTGTACTTTCAATAATCCCCAGCGATTGCATTTCACTAAATAATTTAGGATTGTCTGCTGGAGCTGATATGCCTTGCTCCAATAAATAAGCTCTAATTTGGTCTGCAGTGGGTTTGCTCATTAACCATAGTGCATCCTCTGTAAGCCAACCATCAGATGGGCCTTTAGGTGTATTAATTTTAAATTTATGTTGCAGTAAATGACGTAAAGCCATGAGTAGTTGTTTTGCAAATGACGTTATAGGTTTCTGAGTCAGTTTTGATACATCTCCACCTAGTGCAAGAGTTACACTATTTTGGTCTGCTTTTTGTACTATTTCAGATAATAAACCAGCTTTATCTTTATGATCAGCCATGGCATACATTAAAGCTGAAAAAGCTTCCGGGTATTCTGCTAACCATGCAAATGCTTCTTTAGGAATTAAATAGTTTGCAAGAAAACTACCCATAACCGGGTGAAGATCATAATCTCGCCCTTTAATATATTTGAATTTATAAGGTTGAGTTGGTACTCCTAACCAAGGAAACCAACGAGAACCATCTTTTAATTGTATATCTATATCAACAATAACTTTGCCAATGTCATGAACCAATGCAGCATAAATAACAGCAGCAGTCCAAGCATCACGTTGCTTAGATTGTTCTTCCGGAGCAGCATTTTGTGGCAATACATAACTTTGTCGTAATTTAGCTGAAAATGAAAGTACTTCTAGGCCATGATCAAGCATACCACCTAAATGTGAGTGATGATGTGATTCTGAGGCAGGTAATAATTGAACCATTTCAGCGTAGCGCTCGATAGGTTTTTTATAGAGCTCATTAAACATATCTTGCGTCATTGATACTTGTTGCCAAAGTAAATTTAAGTATTTTTGGCGTAATTCAGAATTGAGTAATTCTGACGCAGTAAAGGGGGTTATCCATCCCTCATCATCCACTTTGAATGTTGATAAATTAAGATTTTTTAGAGAGGATGTGATATTAAGGGAATCTTGTTTTTTCCCTCTGATTTTATGAAAAATAGATGAAAGCATAACTCAGAACCTTTTTTGTAAAAGAATATTGATTTATGCATCGATCTCAATAAATAAATAATTCTAAATCGGAGATAAATATTAAAGCCATTTTGAAAGCCTTTTGGCCTTTTCAGGTAAGACCTTTCCCTTGGAAAGGTTACCTTTATTACATTACCCTTAATCCCGTTAGGGATTCCTTTAACCTTTTGTTTTTTTTGCTACAATAATAACAATTACAAAAAAAGAAGAAAAATATGAAGTTTGAAATTAAAGATAACCAGGTTGTTATAGCTTCTTACCCTAGCAAAGAAACAATATTAAAACATAATGGAGAAATAACTATATACTCTATAATTAGGCGTTATAAAGAACGAAGAGGGAAATGCAGACCTATCGGTGATAATTGCCCTATGTTGTATGCCATGAAAGGAGATGAAGGGTTAACAACAGATATTGAAACTATCGATGCTGTATATGAATACGCTAAAAAACTGATTGATGAATATCCATTTGAAGAACATATCGAACAACCATTTGATGTGATCATACTTATGCCATCTAAACATAGTATTGGGCGTAATTTAGCTTGTTTATTGCAGCAAAAATTTAACATAAATATTATTGATAATTTTCTCAGAAAAAAAACGCCTCAAACATTGATTGAGGATGTTATAAGTGATAACACAATTCCCTCAGATAAAAAACAGTCCTTAATTACTGCATTAAAGAGAAGCGAAGGGGGATTCTCAATAAAAGACATAGCTCCGAAGAATAGATGCTACTTACATATTTTTTGTGGTGATCATGTAAAATTACCAGCTGATGCTAAACATGTATTACTCGTTGACGATATATCTTCTTCAGGAACAACATTTGAAAGCGCAGCAGCAGTGATTAGACAATATTGCAAACAAGTTGAAATGATCTCAGCAGTTACATTATTTGCACCGATTAAATGAGTTTTAAGTAACGATTAGCTATTGTCATTAATCATAAGAATTAATCATAAGAGTTAATCATAAGAGTTAATCATAAGAGTTAATCATAAGAGTTAATCATAAGAGTTAAAATTAGATTGACATTTAATTAGTAAATACTTAACATTAAGCACATCTAAGAGATTAGATTGACAGGGTAAATGTCCCCTCGGTCATAAAACATAGCAGGGACCCGCAGAGTGCAACTTCGGCCAGCTTATAATGAGCAAGTAGAAGGAGTTCTAGGCAGCGGCTAGAAAAATAATGAAACAATGGGGAGCTTGGCTCCCCATCATTTTATCTATTAGGATATATCAGTTCATTATAATTTTTTAGGTAATATTGGTTAGGTAAATTAACCTTCTCTCCATTAACCTTATCGTATCCTCTATCAATTCTGCTGAGTAGTTCATTTACCAGCATGAATGATAATGTCTTTTTTATAAACCCTTTTGGAATTCCTGTTTTTTCAGTTATCTTGAGATAAGATGCCATTGAATACTTAAACTTTTTATCTCTTATTGCAGAAAAATAAATGAATAATTTTAGTGCATACAATTCAATTTGTGAACGCAACGAGAAGCTTCTACAAAATATGCCTTCTAACTCATGAATTGGGACTTTACACCACGTTTTATCTTCATTTTGATTCACTATATATTGGTTTGTTCTTCCAATTCTCTTAATTGAAATAATATTATTGGATTCCAATACTTTTAATCCCATGCTTATAGATTGCCTACTAATACCTAGACTCTCTGAAAATTCTTTATAAGTAAAATTTGTTATCAACTCATCATTAAATTCATCTTTTTGTGCCTTACTTACGATAATTAAAAACATCATTAATGCAGCAATATTTGCTGCATTCATTTGATTTTGGTTATTAGATGAGTATCTAAATTTTTTTAGACCACCGTCAATAACCCATCTACTCGGCATTTTGGACCAATATTTCATTTTTTTTTGTACACCCATAAAAATAGACTCATACATAAGAACATAAATCCAATACCAATTGAAAGATCAGTTAATTCAGTTACAAAGGTAGATAAATGATCTAAATTGAAGTTTGATAAAACGGTCATGATTAATGATAAAAATCTCTGTATTTGCATATTGATAAACTCCCATATAAATTTTTATACGGTATATTTATCTTTATATGACCCCAATATCTAGATATAGTTTTTATAAAAACCCTATAAAAATGTAATAAAATCAAATTGTTACTTATTAAAAATTAGTCTTTATTTTAAACTAATTAGTTCATAATGGATAGATTTATTCACTATACATTTCATCCGGGCTATCATAATCGCTATATTCATTCTCTGATTCAGTTGTATCTTCGTTTAATTCTGATTCTAATGTTCTTCGGTCTTCATCACCTAAAAATTTCCAGTAGTTACAAATCAACTCCTTTTCGCCATATTTTTCCCATACTCCTGGATAAAAGTATTCTGCTTCAACGTGACAAATCCCTCCTTCGTGAGGGTCTCTTATATTAGCTATAGCTTCAAGGCTTTGAGTTGCAATAATACACGTGATATAGAGTAGATGGCGTTTCATAGTTGGGTCAGTATTTTAAAAATGACTAATTCTAAACATCCTATCCAATACTAAGTAGCTTTATTTAGAAACTCTCCTGAAGATAAAAATAAATTATCAATGATGATACAGAGCTAAATCTATATTATTTGTCTAGAAACTTTGATTTTGGTTTTTAGACAGTCTAAAAATTAGAGAAGGGTAAGATTTTAGACTGGCAATATTAGGTAGTCTAAAAAGTATTAAGTTTTGCACACACAGGAGAAGATTTATGAATTATGCTTTAATTGGTGCTTTATTATTTTTGACATCCAGTTATTTAATATCATCCTTAAATATAAGTTCGCGAATCTTTTTGCATAAAATCGAAATTTATTTTGCATAATAGTTTAATTGTTTATGCAAAATAAACATCAAATTTAAACCAAACAAAAACGCCCTTTAAATCATCATTAAAGGGCGTTTAAATTTTACAGTTTAGAACTTGTAAACCATATTATCCTCATACTTACCTGAATAGCTTGCTGAGGCATTGACTACAATTCGTTGCGCATTATCAAAGGCTTGCCAATTATCAATCTTATCTTCCTGCATGTACTCAATAAAGCGTACAAACTCGCTCTTAGTTGAGCTAAAGAAGATATACGGCGGGCGGGTGATGTTGATTAATCGCAAGAAGTCGATTAAATCAAAGTAATGCGCCTGTTTGTAACTCTCTTGTTTGGTGCATAGGTAAGGTGGATCTAAAACAAATACCGCCCGCGGGTCGGCTGCGAAGCGTGGTAGTAGTGTATGAAACGACTCTGAGACCACCTCCACGCCGTCCAAATAACCGTCTGCAGATGGGTAGTCTGACTGGCGTAAACAATGCCAAAAGTCCTTGGCACATAACTCCTCAAACGTGCCGACCTGTTGCCCAGAAAACAACAGCCAACTGGTTAGCGTGGCAAGGTCAACATAGCCGTCAAACGCTTTGATGGTGTCAATAATCTGCGCCTTGAGCGCTTTATCGGTGATGCGCTTTTGGCGTGGGATATCCACTAACAACGCCGCAATTTGCGCACGCAAGCGATTAATGTCATCGATATGCTTAATGCGCTCAGCGTAACCGTCAAAGTCATTATAAATCACGCGAGCGCGAGGTTTGAGTTGTTTTGCAGTATGACTAAGCAAGCCTGAACTACCGAACGTATCAACAATCGTCCAGCCCTCACCATCGCCAGGAATCTGCTCGTTTAAAATCGCTTTAAAGTGATTTAAAAAGTTGCGCTTTTGACCGACAAACGGTAATGGGGCTTGCTTAAAGTTTCTTTTGGCTTGATTTGCCATAGTGTTTTCCTTCTTATCTATGGCGTTCCGGTGTTCTTGACACTCCGACACTCAAATCAAGTTAATTAATATGGTTAATGGTTTTACAGCGACTACATTTGATTTCTAAATGTTTCACTGTGCCGACTTTTGCCAATAATTTGTTGCAACACTGGCAACGGATCTCTTTTAAATTCTGCATATACTTTCCCATTTTTAGCGGTTTTGTTAAAATACCGCCTGCCTCGCGAGGTAGGCGGCATATAGCTATATGCAGGCTTATTCTGCTTAGCTGGCATTATCCGTGTTCCCGCACAGATAGTGTCGCCGTCTTTATTCCTGAACTACATCTAAATCACTTGTACAATCTGCATAAAACGTACCATCCGCATTATGCCAGTGGCTAGGTGGTAACTCATCACCGTTATGCTCAACGATTAATAATTTACCAAATTCGCTTGTATATACAACTTCGCCTTGATTGCCGTTGCGTAAGGTTACTTTGTTATTTTGGCTTTCGTAAATTTTTTGCTTTAACAGATAACTCTCTAGTTCCCACAATTTATCGAGCGTGTTGGCAAAGGCACAATTGTTACCGATAAGCGGATCATAGTTTTGATTATCAATACAGGCGCTAGTGCCAGCCAATTTGTAGCCATTTTTTAACGTAATTGTGCAGATAGTCAGTAAACCTTGATGTACATACTCAACGTCATCCACTAATTCTGTTAAATATTCAATGGTAAGTTTATTCATTGTTTATCCTTTTTTAAAAATCGCTGCCAGTTGATTTGGGCTGAATCGCCAACCTTGAGTTTTACCGGTGACTGCGTTAAAACACCACTCAGAACAAAAATATTTACTGCGTTTTTGTTTAATACCTAGTATAATACCGATAGCTCCCCACCAATCGTATTTACTCCCTTTTGTAGAGTTAAAATAAAACTCAACCTCTGCCTCGCTAACACCATCAAGCAACACTAAATCCCACTTATCTCTTTCGGTGAGATCAATCTCTTTACAGCGTACCCCACCATCTCGAATAGATGATGAATAACAGTCATAATGGAGCTCATGCTCATAGTGATGACCTGATGTGTACTCAATACGCTCAACAGCAATCTCGCAGTGAGAGTAAGGCCCTTTTGTTAGTTTGCGGGTAAGCCAGTCTGAAAAACGTGCCAAAAGTGTGGCTGGTTTAAGACCTGTTTTTTTGCCTTTATAAAGTGCCAAATAAACATTAGCCATTATTATAAGCCTCCATCAACGCATCCATTTGTTTAATAATGTCATCATAGATTGACTGTATTTGCTCAATCGTGAGATTAGGTGCTTTAAGCTCATATTTGCGCATGCGTTGGTTTGCAAGCTCAACCTGTAGTCGCTCAAGACCTGCCGCTTGCACCAAAATCAAATCTGTTGCCGCTTGATTGTTTAAACCTGCACGTTTGGCAAAATCTGTAATATAACGGCTACAGTCACCTTGATAGTTTGCTGCCTTATAAGCTTCAGCTGCTGTTTGGCGCTCACGATATTCCGATTCAAAACGCGTCCACGTGCTGTAGATTTTTGCTGCATGGTTGTCAATTTGCTCAATTAAGCTGTTACGCTTATCTGTTAAAAGTGCGGTTAGTTTTTCGGGCGGAATTACCCAATCCTTTCCGTCCCATTCATGGGCGGGGCTGGGTTGTTTATCCACTAACACTAATTTGTCTTGATGTAATATCGGTGTTTTTTGCGCTAACTCATCGTCAGATTCAACGTCTAACACAAAATATAATGATTCATCTTTGGGCGTAGGAAAAATCACATATTGATTAATATCGGTCTTTAAAAAATAAACTTTCATTTAGGCTCCTACTACTACAATTTTTTTAATAATCGGTTTTCTAGCTCCTTCTGGGGTTAGTTTTAAACTGCGTCCTGTCTTGTTTAACAATAACGCCATCGTAAAGTCATAGTCACCACCAGAACCGCCCGCATCTTGGTCACCAAGTCTAGTGTTATTGCAATGCTCAATCGGAGCTGATAGCCACATATCAAATACTGTGCCAGCTCCCCATGATTTTGTCACACAGACAAAAAGTATCCCTCTATCAACTGGTAAAGTCACAGTGAGCGCATTACGCATTTCGCCTTGCCAGACAAGTTTCTCCTTAGCTATATCATGTTTAAAGGCGACTCGCCCTAAATCGGTTTTATCCAGGCGGACTTTTAATCCATCTGAAACCCAAGAGAGTGCAATATCATGAGATTCTCCCTCTTTGTAGATCGAATTATTTAATGACCGACCTAACGCTGTTTTAACGTCGCCAGCCACCCATAATTTATTGTCATCTAGTGTAGCCGTAAATTGACTAGCGCCTGGCAATCCACCAAAATGTAAACTACCGTTGTTGTTAAATCCGATTGCACATTTTTCATTGCCTATAACTGCGTCGCCGGAGAATCTAATAGGCATGCGCCACGTATAACCACCAATCCTATAGCTATCTGTTGAACCGGAAAATGATAGTGTCCCTAACATACTATCGCCATTTTTTGACACAACATCGCCAGCATAAGCAATTACTCCATTTTTTTTCGGTATACTTACCGCAGCAATGTTGGTACCTTGTGGTGTACGATAAACCAATGTCAATAAGCTATTGGCATTGTGAGGATTACCCTCCAATCGAGTATAATAGCCATCATTGTTATATACATTAAGACCACTATAATCACCTTGCTTGAGTAATAAATTTCCAGTCATTGTGTCGCCTGATTTAGCTACCCTGTCGTTAGCGTTATCATTCGCTATTTTTACAGCTGCACTTGTTGCCACTGTGTCTGAGCTATTACTGTTAACGGCTGATGATTTTTTGCTGTTGGGGATGTAATTTGTCAAACTACGTAAAATCGAATCAATAAAGCCTTTCAGGATTTTAATGACCTTAGGTGTAGCAGCCATTTCTTCTGATTCCGAATCATAACCGGAATAAAGTTGTACCTCGCCTTTTTGCGTTGTAGAGGCTTTTTTTCGGTTATCATCAATAATCTTAACAATAGCCTCATAAAGCTGAGTTTGCTTATTTTCTACAGGCTGGAACCCCGCTTTTTGCAACACATAATGCGCTTCCGCTTGTACATCGCGTACTCGGTCTTGCAAATTATTAAGCCACGTATCGGTTACTCGCGTGCCTTGTTCACCAGTTGCTGGATTACCATTGTGAAAAAGGCCATCATTGGAATCAATTTGAGGCATTAAACTTTTCATATATTAAGATCCTGTTTGATAAGCAAAATAACAGTAAGTATGTGCAGGTTTTAAGTTTTGGAAGAACTCCTCAATAATCGGGTCACCAAATTCCACTAAATGATTGCCCGCAAAAGAACTACCCGCACGGAAATACACAATATTGTCATCACCATTGAGTACGGATACCCGCCACATAAAAATAAGATTTTCTCTGGCTTCATTGCGAAATTGAGCTAAATCACCAGGGTTAGGCAAGTCATTAGCAAGAGGTGAGAACTCTTTAATTTCAATCTTGTACCCAATGCTTTCTGCAATTTTCATAAAATAAGGGATAGATAACCCACCAATAGCATTCAACTGAGCAATGACTCTTTTCACTCTTTCTTGATAGCTCTTGCTAAAGTCGGTTTTAATCCCACATAAACGCTCCCAATCTGCCAACATAGAATTTGAGGTGATAGGCTCAACTACGTTTAACATATCATTGACTTTTTGTTGTAAGCGATTAAAGGCATTACCATCCACTTCACATTGTGCTAAGAAATGCTCACCATTAATGTTGTATGAAATAGGTGGGTAAAGTTTAGATAGCACTTGTTTATGGTCAATCTGCATTACACCATCTCCGTCACAGTAATCGTACCAAGTCGGAACCATTCTATTTTCGTGCGTACATCTGCTTTTAAATTAGTGATGGGTGCCGTAAACTTACGGTCAACCACTCCTACCAAGTTATTCACCACTGCTTCACATTGGGACACAATTAAATCATCACCTGGGATCAATGTATTAAAATAATCCGCAAGTGCGGTTGAAATAGCCGCCTTAATTTCTGGCAAAGTCACGCCACTGATTTTCACCTGAATATTAAAATTCACTTTTGTCACATCAGGTTTCACCACTTTGCTTTCACGCGCGGTCACAGGGCGCACATCATCAATATAAGCTTGACAACGTTGCACCGTTTCGTCACTAGGCACATCATTGTTAGAGGTAATGGCAATATCGACCGTACCCAATCCTCGTCTCAGTGGATAAACATAAGCTGCATCCACACCATCTACTGATAATGCCCAGGTGCGATAGTCATAGCGATTTCCCCCAGCAGGTGGACGTCTAATAATCTCAAGCAATCGCTCAAGTAACGATGCATCACTTTCAGCATCTGTCGCACCAATAATATTGTTTAATACAACATCACTTTGCACGCCAACAGGAGCCGCCATAAAACTGCCTTTTGTTGCAGTAGTAATATTATAACTAGCCCCCGTGGCTAATGCGCGTACCGGCACGGTAGTCTCACCATTGCTTGAGATAACTGCATTTGAGGTTGTCTCATAAAATCGGTTATCGTCGGTTTTAAT